GCAAAGTTTGATTATTTCCATATACATCTGATATGTAAACACTAATTGGGTATGTGCCCCCCGATATTTCCGTAATTCTTACCTGTGTCATGATAAACAAATTATGTCATAAACTATGATTAAATCAATAACAATTTCTTGTCCTTGACATGATGTATTCCCTTTACTTGTTTCAATTGTTATTTGGTTATTAAGTTGGTCAATTATAACATTACCAACACCAGGTATTCCCAATAATAACGTACGAATTGTATCATAATAGTCATTATCAGTTGGTACTTGAACTAATGAAGTTGATGTAAAAAAGTTTTCAGTTGCAATTATTCCTGATGGATTCACAGAAACTTTAGCAGTAAAGGTCGCACTTATCAAATCACAACCTGTATTTCCTGATGTCAAATCAAAAAACCCTTCATTCAACATCTGTAATAAACCGAACTTGGTTGGTGATTCTATGTTGAACACCTCAGCTCCCATTACATAAGTTTGATATGATGTATAGTTTGTGTTACAAGTTATTGTCGTATTTCTTGTTAATGAACAACTATTGGAATCAACAACTGTTAAAGAATATGTTCCCGCAGTTAATCCACTAACTTGTATTTGTTGTGGTTCATTTGGTACATTGTCCGACCAATTAAAACTAAATGGTGGCTCACCTGAGGTTATGAATGCAGTAATTTTACCACTAGACCCACTACCGCAAGAAGTACTATATAAAGTATAGTTTAATGGTTGACTACTTGGTACTAAGATGTTTGTAGTTTGAACACATCCATCAGCATCAGTCACAGAAACAACGTGAGTACCTGACGTTAGATTATTGAATGTAACCGCAGTTAAATTTGTGTCTATCACATTTTGGATTCCGTCAACAGAATAATCCAATGGTAAAGTCCCACCACTTGTTGTAAAAATTGTCACCGAGCCATTATTCTGGTTACAACTTGTTCCCACAACTTGAGTTGAAATAGTGAATTTATTTTGAGCGACTAAAGTTACCTCTTGTAAATAGGAACATCCACTATTGTCTGTGACACCTACAGTGTATGTACCTCCACTTAGATTTCCAAAAATTTGTGTAGTCTGAGAATTACTAATATTCAACTGATTACCCGTTGGACTAATTAGAGTATACGTATATGGTACAGTTCCTCCAACCACATTTATAGTAATCGAACCGTTATTACTTGAACAGGTCGAATTTTGTCCTTGAACTGAAACACTAGTAATTCCTCCTGGTGTTTCAAGAGTTGTTCCTGCAAACATTTGGCACAAACCTGCGTCTGTTACTTGAAAGTTATATTGGCCCGCAGATAATCCTGAAATTGAAAAGGTTCTTGAATAAGACACTAATACATCACCCGTAGATGCTGAATAATAAAATGGTGAAGTCCCCCCTGTTATGGTTAAATTAATTACCCCATTGGACTGAAGACAGGTCGGTGCTGTAGATGTAAATAAACCAAACCCAATTGGATTTACATCTGTAACTGTTGCCGATTTAGATAATGTACAACCGTAAGCATCAGTGACATCAACAGAATAGTTACCCGAAGTTAATCCTGTAATAGTACTTCCTGTTTGACCATTACTCCACAAATAACTGTAAGGTGCTTGACCTGTTTGACCCGTTACAAAAATTTTACCTATTGGAGTTCCACCACAACTTGAGTTTGGTACAACATATAACCCATAATTTAAACTCTCAGATTCTTGGACTATGAATGTCGGAGTAAATGCTGTACATCCTCCTAAATCAGTAACACCTAAATAATATGTTCCAGCACTTAATTCACCAAAAACAACCGCATCTGTGTTAGTTGTTGCTGAGGTTAGATAATTGTTATTCACATCGAACAAAGAAAAATTTGTTGATGAATATAAGGATGTCGATGACCCTGTAACAGAACCACTATTGGTTCCACATGTCGTATTCTGTACCGCAACTATCGACCCACATACACCACTTGATATTGGAATATTAAGTAAAAACTCGCTGTTTACAGGTAAAGTACTATCGTTAACCCTAATCTGATAAACATTACTTGCCAACCCCGCCAAAGATGCAGGTTGTGCTATTATAGTTTGAGATGGATAATATGGAGTAATAAACTCTACTGTATACGGTGGTGTTCCCGAACTAACAAATAGATTGAATGCCCCTGAATTATTATTAGAGCAATCACCTGTTACCGTTATGTTATAATTTAATACCGCCATTAACTGTTACAATTTATACTTATATTTATTCCCGAGTTCAATGAAAGTGTTTCATCAATATTTCGTTCAGTACAAGTCAGACTTGTGATTGTTAATAAGTTTCCATTTAAGAAGAATGTGAATCCATAATCATATAGTTGTGGAAGATATTGTATCAACGCGTTTCTATACATTGTATTAGTTGGCACATCAGTCAATCCATATCCAACATAAAATAACTCTTCAATTATAACATCACCACCAATTCTTAAATCAACATACCAAGTACTTTGAACTGAGTTTTGAATACAATCATTCAACGTCAATCCACTTTGGGCTAACATATTATTAACTCTATTAGATAATATACTACTAAAATTACTAACATCAACATCTCCGTTTAACCAAGGAAATATATTGAAGTCCGTATATTCTGTCGTACATGTATAATCAAAAATATTTGATATTATAAAACATGGGTCAACAGGTACAGGGATAAACTGACACCCTCTTTGTCTTCGATAAACAAACTTCTGTCTTTGGAAAATAGAATTCTCCATTCTAACACCTGAATTCCATATTGTTGTTGCAGGAATCATTTGTTCCACCAACTTCATCCAATAAGGTCCTATCCCATTAACATAATCAATTAATTTTTGATAGGTATATTTGTTGTTAGGTAATCCAACAGCACTTTCCGATTCAATGTATTTCCAAAAGATTGATTGTAAGGTCGGATATCCACCTGTTTTACCATCAGTAATATATTGACGATTCCTTACGTTAATCATGTTCTCCCAAAAAGTTTGAGAAAATTCAAAAAACGTTTTCTTCTTTGGCTTTGGGTTAACAAAGGTAGAATCAACTCCACCAGGTACTGGATATCCAACCGTTAACCCTGACTCAGGTATTGGATAGTCATATCTTCTTGATTGTTCCCAAACATCATAGACTAAACCTTGGGCAGGATTTAAGAAAAGATCTACGTTTTTAACATTCAACACCAACTTTTCGTTATCAACAAAATAGTATGCGTTGTAATCAGCAGTATTTGAAACTCTTATTTTATCATCCTCTGCTAACCAAGATTTATTATTATCAACTACTTTTCTAAGTTTGAAACCTTCTGTCATATATGGAAAATCTCTAAACCTATTTAGATAAGGTTGTCCATATGTGAATGGTGCTAATTGTGTTTGTATGTTGAAATTTTGTCCTGTGAATACCTGACCTGTTATAACAACCTCGTCAGGACTTCTATGTGATGGTGTTGATTCATACCAACCAGCACCCAACTGAAAGAAATAAGTCTCGGTATTGACAGGTGCTTTTGGGAATCCCTCCAAATCCACAGGATAGTCATCTAATCTTGTCGTAACATCCTGATATGTATTAGTTGAAGTAAACGCGCTAAATGTTTGACCCTTTATCTTATATGTTGAACCAGGAATAAACCCTGGAGTATTTTCAACATAGGTACCTCCTGAGATAGCCGCCCACTGAACATCAAATTGTTCCATATTTATTTTTTGGTCAGCCAAATAAATGTGTTCATTAAACTCTATTAAAGAATCAGGAGCTCCAATCAGCCTTAACATAAATTCAACGGAACGTCTTGTTCCCTTTGATTTAAATAAGTAGGACGCATTTAGAATAAGATTACGATAAAATGTGTAATTCAATTCCGTTGGTGTCAACGCTCTTGCATAACCAGGGTATGTTGGTGTTGAGGTATTACCAAATACCGAACTTAAGAAGTCCTCATTAGTTATTGGTGAAAAATTTGAACTCCATCCAAGTGTTTCTGCCAAGTTTACCAAAAGTTGTGATGGGATATCGTTTGACGGATTATAACTTACAGAATTCATGTATGCCAAGGCATCTATGAATTGTTTGATTTGGTCAAAACTTCTACCATAAATCTGAAATATCTTTTCTACTTTTTGCCCTAATGTGTCAAATTCTTTTAAAGAATCTGTAACCAAAAATCTTGAGATTAAATTTGTTTTGAATGAATCCAAATTGATTGCAATTGATTCAAGTTGCTCCAAATATCCTTCGAACAAAAATGATTTTATATCTAAATTCCACGGTCCTTCTTTAGGCCATGTAACTTGTTCATAATTTGTATAAAATTGCCCGGCTTCATTTTGTTGTGGGACTTGAAATACCGCGGTATACTCAGGCCTAATAAGTCGGTTCAATAAAAATTTTTGCACTTCATCAAAGTTTTCCGCAAAAATTTTGTCGACTATAAAATCATTTGGTCTTACTTGAAATTCTTCATTAGATGTTGTAGCAGTTGTTCCAAATGGTGTTCCTGAAACAATGAATTCAATAAATCCTGTTGATAATGTTTGTGATGGAGTAAAAGAAACAACATTGAAAATATTGTCATTGATTGATATACAATAATCCAAATAAGTATTATACAAATTTCTATATGGAGAAACGGTTATTTCCCTTACAGATAAATTTGTTGCAGCACTCAAAGAATAATCAATATCGAATGGATTATTAATTCTACTAACATCAATACGAAACGATGTTTCATTTAAAACCGAGTCGTAAGATATGTTAGTTGCAGTCGATGCTGTGATAAAATCCTCGTTATTGAAAACTACGTCTAATGAGGCTGGAAATCTATGTATAATTTCCGTAATTGACACCTGAAATCTTTTACTCAAAGACCCATACATTGAAAAGTTTAGAACTTGGGACACATCATAGTTTGGATAAACTCTGAACTGTGTTGCCATTATTCTCCTACTCTCATTGACATCATTAATGTTTAGTCCTTCCAAACTAATAGGCTCAGAAAACGCTCCAACATTAAATGTTCTTGTAGTCCTTTCAGTAACTGACGTTGTAAACTCAAAGTTACCCTGCGTGAGCCCTCCTCCTTCAACCGTTTGTAATCCTACAATATTGTCAGAGAAAGTTGCAGCTCCACTACCTGGTCGTGGTGGGTAAAAAAATTTAGTAGTACCTTGAGTCGTAGCCATTAACTAGTTATATTTGTAAAGTTTTTACTGAAATCAATATTATTACCTCTACTTTGTCTAACTTCATAAAGAAGAGCGTTAAATTGGTCTCTAATTTCGTATAGGTTGTATTGTCTGTATATGTTATCATTAGAATCGTAGATAGTGTAGATACCATCATCGATAGATTTGGTTTGATTACCATATAGAGCAATTGCAAGAGAAGAAATATCGTACTCAACCATTTCAATCTCAACAGATACTGGATTGAAAAAGGTATTTGTAATTATAATATCTTGGTCAGGCTGTCCGATGAACGGAGTTGCATTTGGTTTGTTTGTTGGCGATGAAGAAGGTGATAGAGTTAAGAATATTAAATTTGAATCTCCATCAACATATCTATATCTTACCGCCTTTTGAGTTACATTAACCTCATTTGTCGTAACAGGCTCACAAAAGAAACTAGATGTAACAACTCTGAAGAAATTAGGAATTTTTGACCCATCTGGGTTTAGATATTCCACCCTAAATCCAACTAATCCTTGTGGAACAAATTTGTTTTGATATTGTGTTGGTACATCGGAAATATCAATTATAATACCTTTTACATTTGGTAATGCGCTTAATACCCCACAATCACTAATGACCGTTCTAATTTCTGCAGGTCTTATATATAATGTATAAATTCCTAATGCGTTGAACTGATTTGCAGGTAATGTTAAATTATAAAGTCCCCCTAATACTTCAACTCCATCGTTTCCTCCTGTTTCAGAGTTTGCGAAGTAAGGTCTCAATATAGTTTGAGCGTCCAACTTTGTTAATACAAATTGGTCTGTAACATCCCTTGTTGGAGTATAATTCATGATGATATCTACATCCGCTGGTGAAACATCTGAAGGTCTTATTGTACCGTATGAGCCGATTGCCATATTCTCTTATTTATTTTATAAATACTTTATTTCTTTTTTTCAATTAGTTCTTTCTTTATTAACTACATTAAAGAATCCATATCCATAGTTAATCATATCCCCCAAGTTATCAACTTCCCCCAACCTCATAACTCTTTCATATGCACTATTCTTTCCCCTTTCAACAAATACGTTAGTTTGTACTTGAGCTTGGTCGATTACTTTGAGAAGAACTTCATCTTTAGTAATAGGTTGTGCGGTTAAATTATTTGAAGTTAACCCCGATGATTGTTGGAAAAATATTGTAGTCCCATCATTGTAATCATAGTAATGAACACCAGTAATTGTATAGGCAGTGTACACAGGATTTATATCTGATATCGCCCCCCATATTTGCCCATAACTAATTACAGGTACCCCAACTTGGAACTTTGGGCTACCATATAACGCCAATTCATTTATTCTCGATTTGGTATTACCAGAAACTGTAAATGGTACAGTAACATAATTGTTTGAAGTTTGTGCTGAAACTTCATTGACCGCATCTCCTGAAAATATGTAATCATAAGACACGGGTGTTCCAATCCAATTTCCTGTAGATGGAGCAAAAAATGCTTGACCGTTTGGATTAAAGACCACAACATCAGTGAATGGAACATTTATTGTTTTAGAAACTTTTGTAATCCCCCACGGATTTGTTTGTTCTAATGTTATGGTATATTGTTTGGTGGCAGTTGGGTAAGTATGACTTATTGAATTTGGTGTGTAAGTTGTAATTGTTTGTTTAGGACTACCATCCCCCCAATCAACTCTATATACTGACAACTCCAAAAACTTTTGAAATTCATCTGAAGTGTTATACACATTCCATACATATGGATTACTTGTAGTTGACGAAAATATAAAATTTGTAACAACATCTTTTTGTAATACAGCACCATCAAATGGACTGTAATACCCAACGTCAACTGCGGTTTGTCTTAATAGTATGGGAACTGACAAATTGGTTAGTAGTGAAGTTCCATTAGGACCCGAACTAACAACTTGTGTCATAGCCGAGTAAACCCCAACAGGAGTACCCCTATAATTTACAACAGACAAATCTCCTTTGATATTCTCAGGTGAAACTATGAATCTATAAGTATCCTGTGACATTACTGTGGAGGGTTTACATATTCATACCATTTTATGGGAATGTTGGTTCCCACCCTTTGCCCACTTGTATTTGACACTTGGTAAGTTTGTGTTTCATAATCAAGTTTAACCGTATAGTAAAAAAACTGTGTGCTATCAAAAGCATATTTGTTTCCCCTTAAATAAACCTGAGGGCCATTTGTTAAGTCCAATGGATTTGCTCCTCTACCAGTCATCATTCTTGTGAATTGACCAGTTTTAGCATTGAAAAACTTTGCAGACATATAGAATGTATTGACATTGAGAAAATTTCTTTTCTTTAACCAATAGATAAAAAATCCTTCTTTATCACCAACATAATCTAAAATGAACTGTGGTTTTCTAATATTAACCAAAGTTCGTTGCATTTGAGTTTCCATCATTAAACCCTGTTGTGTAGGTAATATAATGGTTAAATAATTTGTTTGTTGTTTCTCATCAGGAGTATCATAAAAATCCAACTTGAAAAACGAATTGGCAAATACATCATTATAATAATATACTTCTTGTGGTGTAAACCCCTCACTTAAATAATTGATTCTCCAATTACTTAGGTCGTCCATAGACCCACCAGAATAAAAATAAAATTCATAATTGATTAATGTATCATTTGTAGTTCCTGTGGCAGGGGCATGAGCAAATCTTGACACTTCAAAGTCCCTCCCGTCACCAATAACTTCTTTGATTACTTTAGTCTCATACTCATCAATAGCCAAGTCCAATCCCAAATAATCCCACTTGAGTTCCACAGGTATATTGATTTGTTTATCAACACCAACCTCTTGTCTAATTACAAATTTATTCACACTCATCTATTAGTGGTTTTATTGCGAAGTCAAATCCATCAAGATTATCGTTGTAATTTATTCCTTCAGGAATCAATCTAAAAATCGACTGAGTATAAGGATAATGAGCGGAGTTTAAGTATGGATAATCAACACCACGTCCCAAATTGTCTATAAACCCATAGGTATAAATATCCCTCCATCGAAACTGTTGGTCCGCAGTTGAATAAAATGCCCAACTCGGAACATTATCAATTTCTTCTAATTCTCCAGTTTCAATATAATCTGAGAATACTTTCAACACCATTGAGTTGTGTGGTTTATAATAATACCCCGGTGAGTTTGTAGAAAAATTATTGGTAGTTTGAAATACAGTTTGATTGAACTTTATCTTATGGTAATATGGTGAGACAACACGTTCAACTTGTTCATAGTCATTCCACTCACAAAAATCACCATCCATAATATCACCAGGTTTCAAATCCGAATTATAATAAAATGTTTTTGTTGCTCCATTGGTGAGAGTATATGCCGAAACAGGTATGCTTGTGTTTGACCTTTGATTATTCAAATCCCACCAAGGAGTTGCAGTTTTTGCCAAATTGAATCCCCACCCTTGTTTTAACCCAACACTATTGAATGGTTGGTTGAAATACCCTGAATATCCTTTGTTAACTATTGTTAAACTGATTTCATTCAATGGTCTTTTTTGATTGTCCAACAAACCCGCAAAATTCAAATCATAGTTAGATGTCACATCATAAGCATTACTACTTGCTTTTTGAGATATTCTTGTGACATTATTTGGCGTTATAGAACTATATTCAAGTTTTCTTTCTTCTCCAAATACATTTTTTTCAAATCCTGCTTTAGTAATTGCAAGATCAGTAAGGTTAGTTAAGACCTTATATTTCTTAACATAGTATTTAGATCTTGTTTCGGTTAGATTGGCAGGGTTGATTACTCTACGAAACGTACCAATTGTTCCATTATTAAATGTAGAACCTGTGAATCCAATATTAAATAAGTTAAATACATGTTTATCACTTCCAAATAGTCCATTACCAATAGAATAAACTTGGAATATGTTAGATCCTCGATATGTTAAAGATAACTCTACATATTGTCCTATAGTCAATCCATGAGGTGCAATACAGATAAAAGAAACCAAACCATTACCATTCTGAGTATTATTTACTATTGAAAATGGTATTCCACTCGATGCAATCCAATTCACATCATTATTAGTTGTTGAGTAATATGTTAATAGCCTATCACTATCATTTTCATAGGGATAGGTTATGTAGTACATCCAGTTATAGGTGTAAGCACTCTTAGCCTTATATTGAAAATGGTTGTCTCCTACATTAGGTCTATAAAAATCAAATTCATAATATTGTGGAAATCCTTTCCAAATACCACTTTGTTTTGAAGATATGGGGTCAATATAATAAAGATTATATTGGAACGGTAAATAAGTGGTAGACCCTGTATAGGTGTTATCATACAAATATGTTATCTTAAATGTTGGTCTAAATATTGTACTTTCTTGTCGTTCATCGTCATAAATCTGAGCAAGATTCAACGTAGTTGTCCTATCGTACTCAGTAAGTTCTTGGCTTTGTTCTTGAAGGGTTAAAGAGAGTTCCTCATCTATTGACGGTGCTCCTTTATATCTAAGTCCACTTGGTATTATAGTATACTTATTCATCTACAGAATACTTAGTCTTAAATTTATCCAAAGCAGTTTCACCTACTATGGTTCCAAAATAAAATTGGAATGGAGCACCTACCACAAACTTTTGTTTCAACGCTCCAGTTGATTTATATGTTCCATCTCCAACAGTTCCATTAACATTGAATATATATCCACGTGCGTTCAAATCATTAGATTCTGAATTGTCACTATAGAAATATGGCGTGTCAGAGGCATATCTATCTAACGATTGGTATCTAACGTTTTGAACAATATCCGATTGTGATGTTGCCCATGTATTATTTTGATTACCGAAAATAAGATTAGTGTTCGCCAATCTCCATTGATAGAAAGGTACGACTTGAGATTTAATTCCATAAGGGTACGGATAATAACCTATATCATCAGTTCCTCTAAAATTTATTCTACCAGGTGCCAGATAATCTTTAGTTTGTAAATCCTCTGTAGTTGAAGAAAACCAAACCGCAATTGTTGGATCGCTTGCTGTCCCTAAAATTTGTGTTGGTTGATTTGTTGCGCCAGTTAGAACATCATAGTACTCAGGTGAAAAATTGATATTACCTATTTCGCTGTTGATAGACATCAGTTGTGCCAAATCTCCATCAATTCTTAATTCTGGTCTTGAAAATAGTTGATTAATACCGTTATCCCCTAATGGTATTAATTGTTCTAAAAAATTCTCATCAGTAATTCTTGATACTACGAACAAATTTACTAAGTCGGAAGTATCTCCATAACTCGTAGGATTTATATTAGGAATAATATATCCTTTGGTTGTTGAGTCAAATGTAATTTCTGAGTAGAATATATCTTTCATTCCCATATTCACTAAAGTGGTTGGAAACAACAAATTCAATTCATTTACGCTTCCATCATTATTTGTTCGTTTCCCAACAAATGTATTAGAGGTATCTTTATAAGGACTACTTCTATAATAGAAATTATTACTATCTGTATTGAAATAAATAACGTCTTTACAATATTCTACTTTACCTACTTTATTTTGTTTATTATAGAAGGTGTCAACTTGTATTGGGAACATATAAAGAGATCCATTAACCCAATTATTCATAAATGATTGAGCGAGAACCCCCCTACATAGTCCATAAAAGAATCTGAATCTATATGCCCATTCATTAAAGTTTGAGAGATCTTTTCCCAAATCAACTAGTGGTCTTCTTAAGAACAAATAACAACCTTTATACACATTATCCTTGGTAGTACATTCTTGATTTATTCCAAAATTGTCACCAAATCCTTGATAACAATCCAATCCAACCATATTTTCACAGTCGAATGTTGAAAACACAGTCAAATTATTTGGTAATCCATCAAGATCTTCGGTTGGTATCTCAGCACCAGTTGTATATGATGATAAATCCAATGGTTGGTCAATGTCAGGAATATTGTAAAAAATAAAATTATTATTTTGTTGAAGTAATGCAGGATTGGTTTCCCATGAACTACCATTCAATGCGTCGGATGATGGTAGTCTATCAGTTCTCATAACATTAATAACTTTCGATGAAATCGACATAGGATTAGCCGACAACGAAGGATAACCGTTTGGAGTAAAATATTGATATTGTACATCACTGTAATTAAAGTTGACCGAAATAATTCCTGAGAACAGCAACGCAAGTCCGGCTAATGGTGCAATAAATGGTAATAGAAATGGTGCGAAAGTAATCGCAAGTAATCCAACCCCGAATAGGGCTGCCGAAGACCCTAAAAGTGCACCACCTAATGCGTTTAAGGAAAATGCTGTAATATTTGAAAAAATGTAAGATGCTCCAGAAACATCTTCAGATTCATCATATTTAGCGGAATTTTGATTTGAAGAATAAAAATCATTATTAGTTCTACTAACCATGGCAGTTACCCCTCCCATATTTTCAGTTTGTAATCTGTTTATGTTAGAGTTTGCATCGATGCTTCCATAGTAACCAACAGTAGATGTTGTGAATCCAGAAAAATCATTTCCAGTCTCGAAGAAATACGATGGATAAAACATACCACTTTGGGTGAATGGTTGTACCGATATATTAGTTTGAGTTAACTTTTGTATCGGTATATTTAATCTTGTTTGAGCTGTAAATGTCAGTTCGGGGGTATCAATGTTTTTTCCAAATAGTCTTCCAAGTCGATATTCATTTGTATATTTTGGTGAATATGGGTCAACACCTCTTTGTAAAATTAAAATGTATTGGTTTTCAATATCACTGAACGCATCTAAAGGACTAATAAGAAAATCTTCATCATTTCTACTATACCCTCTAATAGTTCTTTTTTTAGCCAAAATTAGTCGTGATGGTGCCGCCAATACATTTGGGAAAGTTTCCAACTCTCCTATATTCCATAGTTTCGCAGCCTCGGAGACAGTAATTGCTGTAACGACTTGAAAATATTCCCTGTCTTGAGGATACACTTGTCTTGTGATTGTGCTTCCTGTCGGTAATGAATACAAAACAGTTTGTTCAGATGTTTGAGTTACGGCATAGTCGACATTAATTGTTGTCGCGGCCTGAATTGTAGTACCAGTTACACCATTTACAATCCCATTTTCAGTTTGGGCAGTGTATAAAAAGTTTTTGTCTGTTGTGGTAGCAGGATTAACTGATGTCAGTAATTGACCCGATTCATAAAACTGATTGGATAAAACCGTAATTGTATTATCAAAATGGAATTTACCAAAATTAGAGTTTTGAGCAAAAGTAACTTTTATTTTATTTAGATTATCAAAATATGAAACTCTTGTATTAAATATATTAATTCGTTCCCCTACTGTCAAACTTTCAGAAAATGCAAAATGTTTGTCATCATTAGAATAAAATCTTTCAACGGTTGATTTCGGAGTTTTGAAAACATTAAGATCAGACACAGAATCATTATTTCCTGCAATCGCCTGTGCAAAAATAGAAGATTTCACTTGAACATCTTCAGATGGAGTTATTCCATCATCCCCAAAAATTGATTGTAATCCATCATAATAACTTGGAGGAAATGAGACATAAGATAATACTCCTGAAGTTCCCCCTAAAATAGCTTCGGAATTTACTTTTGTCTCATTACAAGAACAAGATTGACATTCAGGATAAGTAATCATTGGTAATCTAATAGTGAAATTTTTAGTTTCGCATTTCAAATTCAACGCATTACAAATAAAGCCGAATGGTCTGACTTTTATGATAGGTATTTCAATTCCACATAAGAAACACAACGCTTGTATTACTGTCGTATAAATGAACAATATAAAATGGGATACTATTAATAGTGCCGATCCAACGAACTGAAGAACTGTGAATATTATTGAAAACAAAAAGAACAATAAATCAAAGTTTTTGAACCCATCATTCACAGGAAATTTATTTATTGAACTATCACATGTATCGTCATCTATTTCTTTAATACCAATAAATCTACCCCGACCACCTTTCTTATATTGGTCAATTAACGATGATACAGTGTACACCCTATTGAATTGAAACTCGTAAAAAGTATCTTCACAATTTATTATTTCATCGAGTCTGTCAATTTGTTCTGACCCGGTAAACCCATTTGTATATCCACTCCACTCTAATCCAAAATAATACGAACTTTGTTGTTTTCTTTTATTAATTTGACTAGGAAAATAAGTTGGGTCTGTATTGGAATTCTCCCATCCATATTCTTTAACATTAGGTAACAAATAATGTGGTCGTCTACTTTGTATTGTTAGGTCAGTTGGTTGTGTCCATTTTACCTTAAACCGATATTTTGATTTAGTTGGTATACCAATCGATTGGTCATTTGAAACAACTCTTTCCCCAAATTCATTAGTTATAACATAATCCAAGTTCATAGGTAACTCTGTCAACCATGTTCCATCTCCATCGATAACATTACCCGCTTGTTCCAATTCAAATACCTCCAATACAGGATTACCATCCTCATCTTGGTCAACGGTTTGTCTAAGGGCTAATATTTGTCCAGGCCCTGAAGTCAACCCACACAAATTACCCATGTTATCTTTGGGTTTACAATTTTTTCTTAATCTAAATTTGTCTGAAGTTGAGAAAACGGACCCCATGAAAACCGCTGTTGGTTGTATATCAACATTGGCGTCATCTCGTAAATCAAAATCTAATCTATTGATTGATATATCACATATTTCAGGGTCTCCCCATAAAGGTGATATTTGAGCACTTTTTGTCAGATTGATGATTTGTGGTAAAGAGTTCAAATCATTTGATGTTCGAAATCTGTTACCAGCAACTTGTGCCTCTGTGGCTAAACCTATTCTTATTAAATCTTGAGGAGTCAAAGAAAATTCCCCAATGTCTGAAAGGTCTACATCCATTACTATGGTTTGTTCTCCCAATGGAACACCCATAATCATATAGTCCCCACTATCATTAGTTTTTGTTGTGAACTTATAATACTTGTCGTAGATTTCTACGGCAGTACTTCCTGTTAGAACATCAGATTTTGTAGGCAATGTTCCAGTCGCCGCATGTTTTGAATATGAAGGAGTATATGGTAATAGATTGTATCGATACCCATCATTATTTTTATCACTTGGTGATTTGTATGGATAGATACTTGTAATTATTGGGTTGGATTCGTCAACCTGTTCGATAGGTATGAATATAGAAACCCTGGCATTCGGTAAACCAAATCCATTGTTTGCGGTGACTCTACCAACTAAAACACCATAATCAGCACAACTTCTTGTGTAGATATCTGTTTGTTGTATTTTAAGAGATAAAATTTCTAAGAACTCAAACTCTTGGTCTAACTGTACATTAATTGATTTGTTAATACCAAGTTCGGTCTTAATTCTATATGAATCACCCATGTAATATCTTTAGTTTATAAATAGTTTATGTGTAATTTTTAAGAATCAAATAGACACACATTGTAAATTATAACCCAAAGCTTAGGATAATAAACCTATTAAGAGAATGTAGTGGATTGGAAGTTTACTACTGAAACTTTAATATCCTTACTTGGATATCTTATTTGATATACTTGAGAAGGCTGCGCAAAAATTGTATCCGTAACAGGAGCAATTTGTTTGGTTTCAGGGTCTGAATATTGCATAGATGTTTCTGCCGAAGAATACTGACCCCCCACATTATTGAATACTTTTATTCCCGCAACAGTAAGAACACCATTTTGATTCTGTACAATACTTTGAATTTCAGACAAATAAACATTTTGTCCCAATTCCCTTACCTGTGGATTAAAGTAAGTTGAAATTCTATCTACAACATCAGCAATAACTTGTCCTGAGTTCTGTGCTGAAGTTAATACAATCGATACTTCTACACTTAAGTCAATAACCTCCGCAGTAAAAATAGATATGTAATCATTCATCATCCTATAGTTAGACAGATAAGTCGCAACATTCTGTTTCAAAGTATTAGAAACAATGTTTGTCAATTTTCCTGAAGTATCATAAGATAACAATTGAATTAAAATTTTATTGTTATTTTCTGTAACGGAAACTTTTGCAGGTGCTCCAAACTCTGATGGCATGTTCCTGATAATAGATTCATAATCTTGAACGGTTACCGCTCTTTTCTGTGCTGAGAAGTTAAATGAAACGTAATTTCTAATTTCTTCTAAAGAAGGTAAACCTGCTCCTCCAATCGCGGCAGTAACGTTATTACATCTTAAAGAATTAACTACCGATGAGTTTGTAAGTTCTGATGGTCCATTAACAAAAAAAGATACTGTACCAATTTGAGTAATAACATTTGTCCCTAAGTTAGTTCCTAATCCACCACCCACTCGGTATTGAATAAATAAAGTTGAATTCGGTGTTAAAGCCGATCCTAAAGATAAATTGTTTGAATATCTTTGTAAGTCTATTGTCGCTCCTAATGTTGTGAATTGATTCAACGCATCTTGAGCAGTATTAGTTCCTCCACCAAAAGTTAATTTCTTGAATCCTTCAGGAGTATATTCACTAATGAATCTATTTTGTGTTTGAATATATCTGCCAACTTTGATACCAGGTTGGTCGGATACTTTGGTAGGGTCTTCAATGAAAACTCTATCTTCTGCAAGAGCGTCCACCTCATACCATTTATTAGAAACTCCTAAAAATTCTGAAGTTGTAGGTATATTGGTGTAAGCAGTACCACTCTTAAGTAGTACACTTGTGATACCCAATACATTTTTTTCAGGTAAAAACAATTCAAAAAATGGTTTTACATCGTTTGGCGTAATAACCCTTTTGAAAACTTTAGTAATACCATTAACAACTAATTCTCTTTTGGTAATAGTATAATTTACCAAAATATTATTTGCGTTGAAGTTAGGTATTTTTAATCTGTTAGGAAATCCTTGAGCATTGTATGGTGATGTGAAATCAACGTCATATATGTTTTCAAATATGATACCAGCACCTGATACTTGAGACCCTCTAGCCAAAGTTCCGAGATATCTTGCGTCTTCTTGGTCTCCAAATGCTGGTACGGTAATTGAAAAATCAACTAAAGAAACTGATGGTCTTTGGCCGGGAAGTTTCAGTCCATAAGTTCTTGCAATATTGTATATTGAAGATCTCTGTTGGGCATATTGAAGGACTGTCTCTTGGATACTTCTATCAATATGATAATGTAAGTTATCCGCAACCGCGGCATTCAAGTCCAAAAATACTGAGAATACAGATGCATCATTAAAATCCTGAATTAACTCAGGATAATATGTTCTCACATAATTTAATAACTCAGTTCTTATTCCTTGATAATCTCTGGTTGTATATGAAATTTTACGATTTGCCATCTATATTAAATATTAATAATAACAAAATCACTTTGAGCAAAAGATGATCTGTTGTTTGAGTAATCTATTCTAATTTTTGCGGTATATTCCGAAGTCCCTTTACCGGGTAATCTATAAATTGGAGACTCACTTGTCCCTACTGTATTTTCACCAAGCATGGTATCAACTTCTTCCATAGGGTCCGCAGGTGTAATTGTTATTTGATTTAATAACAGGTTCGGCATAAAATTTTGAACCGCATCCCTGATATCTGATTGTATTGCATCAAAAGTTAAACCATCAAATGGCTCAAACAAAAATTCGTATAATCTAGTACCAAAATCCGGTAAATAATACCGACTTCCTTTTCTTGTTAGAAGTAAGTGAATCAAATCCGATTTGATTTGCTGCGATTCTAACTGAGTGAGTTCTAAATAATCACCTCTTCTTGAATCTCTGAAAGGAAAGTTTATACCATATGTAAATCCATTCGCCATAAAGATAAATATAAGACCCTTGTTTTTCCTTATAAATAGACATAAATAAAAAATCCCGATATATATCGGGATTAATTAATTTAATTAAGAAGAACAACCAAAACAATCAATTTCAATTCCTTCAGGTTTTGGTGGTAAATTCA